CGGTTCAGACGTCGAGCTGAGCGAAGTCGATCGTGCAGGTGTCGGCCACGCCGTCACCGGTGTAGACGAGCTTGAACCGCTGACCGGGCCGGGCCCGGATGTCGAGCGACTTCTTGAACGTGGTGCCGGTCTGGCCTTCGAGGAAGTTGACCGGCTCGGAGTCGGTGTTGTCCGCGTAGAGCTCGCAGAAGTTGGTGCCGTCAGAGGATCGCAGCAGCCGCAGCGACTCGACCGCAGCGTCGATGTTGCCGCCAGCGGTCTTCGTGATGCCGACGGAGAACGAGACGGTGCCGTCGAATCTCGGTCCCGTGCCTCGATCGATCTCGGGGATCGCGACGACGTACTGGTCGGATCCGGAGTAGCCGCCGATCGGGACGACGGTTCCGGCCGCGGCGAGTAGGAGGGTGATCTGTGCCATGGGGTGGTCCTCGTCGGGTCAGGCCGCCAGGAGCGACGGCGAGTAGGTGGGGGAGAACGGTCGGCGCACGCGCCACTGGAAGTAGTCGAGGTGCGACTGCTGGGCCGTCGCGTGCGCGGTGCCGGCCTTCGACTCGATCATGCCCAGGCCGAAGGTGCGGCTCGTCAGGTAGGGCACGTTCGCGGCGGCGAGGCCGGCGTTGGCGACGGCGAAGCTGCCGCTCAAGCCGTTGAGCCGCCACTCGAACGTCATGTCGCCCGCGGTGTCCCTGGTGATCCTGATCTTGCCTCGGTAACGGGTGTTCGCGGCGAGGCTGGTGCCCGTGAGCGCCGTCCTGCTCTGCGCCCCGTTCGCGCGATTGACCCAGTGCCAGGTCGTGTCGTTGGTCGTTCCGTCGTAGAGGAACTCGAGGTACATGCCGTTCGACGCGAGCCCGGTGAACGAGCCGTTGAACCCCGCCCGGACGTATCCGTGCGTCGCCGACGCCGGGACGGCCGACGCGGTCTCGATCGAGAACTCGAACTCGTAGACGCAGACCTGCCCGGAGCTCGGTTGCGGGATGCCCGCGATGACGTCGGTGCCCGTGCCGACGCTCGCGTAGCCCGTGTTGTTGTTCGTGGTGCCTGTGCCGATCGTCATGACGCCGAAGGCCTCGGCCTCCGACGCGGTCGCCACTGCCGACGACGCCATGGCCGCGGTGCCGCCGTTCGCCGTGCGCGCGAGGAACGGGGAGCCCTCGAGCGACGTCGTGCTCGCGATGTTGTAGAAGTGGCAGAGGCCGCCCCACTCGATGACGCCGGGGACGGAGAAGTCGTGGTACTGGGCCGGGATCCGGGTCGCGCTCGTGCCGGCCGGACCCTGCGGTCCTGTCGCTCCGGTCGGTCCGGCCGGCCCCGTCGAGCCAGTCGCTCCCGTGGCGCCCGTCGGTCCCTGCGGGCCTTGCGGTCCGGTCTCTCCCTGCGGCCCCTGTGGGCCTTCGGGACCTTGCGGACCGGTGGCGCCGGTGGGACCGGCGGGTCCCTGGGGACCGGCCGGGCCAGTGTCGCCTGCGGGGCCCTGGGGCCCCGTCGCTCCCGTGGCTCCTGTCGCTCCCGTCGGGCCTGCGGGGCCTTGAGGGCCCGTCGCTCCGGCCGGACCCGTATCGCCTGCGGGTCCCTGGGGACCAGTGGCGCCGGTCGGGCCGGCTGGGCCCTGCGGACCCTGCACGATGGTCTCGAGCTGATCGTCGTCGGGGAGGCTTTCGATGGCCTCGGTCGCTTCGACGAGATCGGTGACCTGGTCGAGATCGCTCACTTGGTCACTCCCCGCACGACCGCGTACTTGCCCTCGACGAGCTTCTTGCTGGAGCCGTCGGCGGAGTTCGAGACGACGACGTCGAAGAACCCTGCGGTGTCCGACAGGGTGGCCGCGTGCGTGCGCTTGATCGTGAGCCGGATGATGCCGTCGGTCTCGAGAGCGATCGAGCCGTGCTGCGAGTTCGAGAGGTCGATCGCGGCGTTCGCGTCGGCCTTGTTCACGCGGAACTTGCAGGCGGCCGACTCCGTGACCAGCCACACCCTCGCGACGCCGTCGCCGTCGGTGACGCGGAACCGCTTCACCGTGTCGGCGTTGTCTGCGATCTCGAGGATGCGGTTGAGCTTCGCCATGTCAGGTGCCTGCCGTCTGGTTGACCGTGGTCGAGACCTTCTCGAACTTCACTCCGCCGTCCGCCGATCGCCCCCGGATGGCTTCCGCGATCGAGCGCCTCGGCCGCTCGCGGTAGGGGTGGAAGTCCTCGAAGCGTGCGAGCGGTCTCCGGAACTGCCTTCCGGCGTTGGCGACCATCGCGATGATGGCTGCCGCCCTGTCCCACTCCCGCGACTGCCTGGCCTTGGCCATCGCCTCGAGGTCGCGGAGCCGCAGGTCCCAGGGGACTACGCCGACGATGCCTGCGCAGGAGTGGATGCACTCCCAGAACTTGCCGTGCCGATCGACGCGAGCGCGATCTCGATCCGCTTCGCGATCGTCAGCCTGAGCTCCTCCATCGCCGACCACAGCCTTTCGAGGAGCTCGCGCCGTGTCGGTGTCGGGAAAAAATCGATGTAGGCCCGATGCAGGAGCTCGCGTGCTCGCATGAGCGTCGGGCCGTCGACCGCCTCGAGGAAGTCCATCATCTCGATGCCCTTCGCCTCGGCCTGGGGACGCACGACCTCCCACAGGATGTCGACGACCTGCTTGTAGTCCGCCATCGCCGGGATCCACCCGTTGCGGACGTCGAGCACCTTCAGCCCGAGCGATCGCTCGAGCGTGAGGACGGTGCCGCACGTGATCGCGACGTCCCAGCGACGGCCCTTGGTGTCGGCGAAGTGCATCAGGACCCGCTGCTTTCCCGCCAGGTGACGGGGTAGGCGGTGCTGCGGCCGGGCTTCGCGACGACGTCGTAGGTGACCTTGCCCTCGATCGGAGCGCCGCGCTTGAACTGCGTGACGGTGAAGTCGCCTCCGAAGCCCTTGTTGCCGGCGACGTTCTTCGGCCCCTCGAGGAAGAGGAGCGAGATGAGCGTCTTGTTCTGGTACGCGGTCCGCAGGGCGGTGTGGCCCGCGTTGGCGCTGTCGAACAGGATCGTGAAGCTGACCGGCAGGTCATGCATCACCGTCGCGTACTGCTTCACCGCGACGCCCTTGGTGGTGACGTCGGCCTCGACGGCCGAGTCGTCGAGCGAGTCGGTCACGATGCCGGTCAGCTCGGTGTTCGCTTCGGCTCCAGCGGTGCCGTAGTAGGCCTTGGTGTCGGTGCCGTTGATCTCAGCCATGGTGATCTCTGCTTTCCTGGGCGGTCGTCAGACGACCTTGAGCTCGTATTCGAGGGTGACGACGGCCGTGGTGATGCCGTGCTCGAGAAGGTGCGGGAGGATGTAGGGCGACTCGGTTCCGACGAAGGACGTCCGGCGGCGGACGCCGGCGATCGCCGTCTCGATGAGGTGGTCCTCGATCGCGTCCGCGAGGTCGAGCACCTCCTTGAACCTGACCGCGTCGTCGTCGGTGCGCCGCTGGATGGCGACGTCGATCGTGAACACGCGGATCCGATGCGACTTCGTCTCCTGCTCGGTCTTCCTGCCGCGCCAGACGACGGCGGTGCGGAAGGTTCCGACCTCGTCGAACTCGGCCGGATCCCGGATCGGGACGGATCTCGCCTCGGCGTTCGGCTCCTGGCCGAGGGACGCTGCGGCGATGGTGGCGGCGACGCGCTCGGCGAGCTCGAACCCGTTCATGCGATCCCCACGAGCTTGGTGCGGATCCGCAGCGCCGTGGTGAGCGGGTCGGTGTCGTGCGCGTCGAGGCTGCCGTCGACCCTCACCGCGTAGGTGTAGGTCTTGGTCCCGACGGTGCGGACGATCTGGTCGCCGCGCCTCGGGAGCGTCTGCTCGCCGTCGAGGACCAGGTCGGCGGGCTCGACCAGGAAGTCGAGCTGGTCCGCCGTCATGATCGCCGACTCGTCCGTGACGACCGACTGTCGCTTGCGGCCCGGGACCGCGGTGATCTCGACGAAGAGGACGCCCCTGCGGTAGGTGACGGTCTCACCGGCGGCCGCCTTGACGGTCGTCGCGAGCTGCTGCAGGGCTTCGCTCATGTCGCTCACGTGGGCCTCGGGAAGCGAGTCCGGGCCACCGGCGAGGCAATCCGTCGCCTCGCCGGTGGCCAGAACGGGTCAGGGTCAGGTGGCGTTGAGGTCGAGACGGGCCTTCGCGGCGGTGGTGCCCTTCGCGCCGACCGCACGGCCGCAGAGCGTGTTGCCGCTCGAGGTCGTGGTGAGGTTGTCGTTGCTCGAGTCGTAGTAGAGCTGCGCGCCGTCGTTGAACGCCTGCGAGGTGTTCGCCGAGTAGTCGATGACGCCCTTCGTCTTGAGGACGCCGGTCGCGTTCGCGGCGATCGCGCGGCTGGCGAAGCCGACGCGACCGTTGGTGACGACGAGCTTGCCCTGAGCGATCGCCGAGCTGGGGGTGTGCTCGACGGTGCCCTGCTCGTGGATGAAGTCTCCGGCCATGGTGTATCTCCGTTGGGAGGTTGGTCTGTTGGGTGGTCGCGGTGCGGAAGTGGGGCCCCGGGTCCGCGCGACCCGGGGCCCCCGGAATGGGGGGAGGTCCTGCGTCAGGCGCCGGCCGACTTCGCGACGCCGCGGTAGTCCTGGGCGCTCACGCCGAAGTCCATGTAGCCGACGAACGAGATCCCGAGCTCACCGGCAGGGGTCGGCGACCGCATGAGGGTCGGCGTCTCGATGCCGTTGAGGAGCGACAGCTCGAACGCGCCCACCTGGGCCGGATCGGCGAACAGGAAGAAGGCGGTCGTGCTGTAGCCGGTGACGGCCGTGTCGCTGAGCAGCGGGTGGGAGTGGAGCGAGTAGCGGCCGGCGAACGGGTTCGACGCGCCCTGGGTGCTGTTCGCGCCGGTGATGAGCATCTGCGAGCCGAGGAGCTGTGCCGCAGCGATCTCGAGTTCCGGCGGGACGAGCAGCTTCCGCGGCAGCACGTTGACCGCGGTGGACTCCTTGGTGCCGCCGGGACCGGCCTTCATCTTGCGGAACTTCTCGTGGAGCGTCGCGAGGCTGGTGAGGCTGAAGACGGTGGTGCCGCCGCTGATGAGGTTCCCGTTGCCGGCGTCGATGATCGACGTCGAGAGCAGGAGATCGATGAAGGCGGCGTCGATCGTGTGCATGGCCGCCATGCCCATGCCCTGGAAGAGCTGGAGGAAGGCGCCGAGGTCATCGTTGATGATGTCCTGGCGGGTCAGCGTGACGAGCTCGCCGCGGGTGTCGGCCTGGGCGCTGAAAGAGTTCTCGCCGAGGCGGCCGTGCTTGAGCTTGCCGTCCTTGTCGACCTTCTCCCACTTGCCGTTGGTGAGAAGCTGCACGCGGCCGACCGCCTTGAAGTCGCTCACCGGCCGCTTTGCGCAGAGCTGCATCGCGACGACCTCGTTGATCCGGTAGAAGTCGAGCAGCGTGCGCTTCGCGGCGCTCTCGAGCACGTTCGGAAGCGAGATCGAGCTGGCGGCCGCGCGGACGAAGTCGGTGCCGTCGCCGAAGGTGCTGCCGAGCTGGATGCCGTCCATCTGCGCGCAGATTCGGACGAGCTCGCGAAGGCCGATGCGGCGGAAGTTCGCGTCGGCGGCCTCGACGGCCGGCTGGCCGAACTGCCGGATGACGTTCTGCTCGGGGCTGCCGTTCGCGAGGCAGACGGCCGAGGCGAGAGCCGCGACGGTCGGGCGGACGGACGAGCGGCCCTGGTTGATCGCGAACGGTGCGACCTTCTCGCGGCTCGCGCGGACGGCGGCGACGATCGCGGTGTTGGTCTGGTTGATGTCCCAGCCGTCGGCGACTGCCTTGGCGGCGATCTCCGGATAGTCGGCCGCGGCGGCCATGATGTCAGCGACGCGCTTCCGCTCGTTGGCGAGGACCATGGTCGGATCCGGCGTGCCGTTGGCCTTGACCTCGGGCTGGGGTGCGGGAGCGGGAGCCGCGTTCGAGGCGGCGACGGTGCCCGGCGCGGTGCCGGTGTCGGAATCGGGTTCCATGAGTTCTTCCTCGGAGTGGCTCGCAGCGATCGCCGCGATGGTTGCTGACGTGTTGGAGTCGGCCCCGAGCTGCGTGAACGCGCCCTCGCGGAGCCGGGACTGGCGGATGACGTAGATGGGGCCGGTGAAGCTCTGGCCGTTGACGGTGACCTTCACACCCTCGCCGACCTCCTCGACCGAGCGGACGTCAGCGCCCATGGAGGCCTGCCACGGGAAGCCGTTGCGGCCGGCCTGGACGATGGCGTCGCGGAGTTCGCTGACGCCGGAGAAGACGCCGGAGGCGACGAGCCGGTTGCGCTCGACGACGGCGCGGTCGATGTGGCCGACGGTCGACTCGGCCCAGTAGTTGTGGTCGCCGGTCGCGGGGATCGGCGCGGTCGGAAGCTCCATGCCGGCGAGGTCGAGGACGAGCGGACGGCTCGACCACCACTGCCGGAACGTGCCGCCGGAGTAGAGCTGCATCGAGAACGTCGGCAGGCCCTTCTCGCCGTCGGCTCCGTCACCCTCGGCCGCGGCGCGGATCTCGACGGGGTTCTGGCCGAGCGTGATCTCGCCGCCGACGATGCGGGCGACGACGCCACCGGCGTTCATCTCGGCGAGCGAGAGCGGCCGGTTGCGGTCCTTCTGCTGACGTCGTCGCTGGTCAAGCGGCATCGCTGGTCTCCTTCGTGTCCTTGGCCGGCGTGTCGCCGTCCTCGCCGTCCTGGGCGGGCGCCGGCTGCTGGTAGGTCTGCGCTGCCGCGAAGCGCGTCAGTCCGCGCTTCTCGAGTTCCTTCTCCTCGGCCTCGGTCTGCGCGACCTCCTCGATCCAGTCGAGGCCTTCGGACGCGTACTCGCGCGAGAGCGTGGTGAGCCGCGACTCGAGCCGGATCCGCGCGGCCTGCGCTTCCTTCACCGGGTCGGCGTGCGTGAGGCCAGGCCATCGCCAACTGTGCGGCACGGAGATCGCGTCCCGCATCGACGGCGGAAGGCGGAGCGTCTGATCCCCGGCGGCCTCGCGGATGAACTCGGCGAGCAGCGGATCGAGGATCGCGGTCTCGCAGTCGTCGCGCTCGATGCCGAGCTCGCGGTAGTAGGTCTGGAAGTCGAGCCGGCCGCTCGCGTAGTTGTAGGAGCTGCTGTTGCCGACCGCGACGTTGAACGGCGTGAGCGCCGATCGCGCGGCCACGTTGATGAGGACCTCGACGTACTCGCGGTAGCCGACGGCGGGGTACTTCGCGTCGAGCTGCTTCATCTCCCAGCCTGCGGGGCGCGTGATGAGCGAGCGTGCCTCGAGCTCGACGGCGTCGAACGCGTCGTAGCTCTCGGGGTCCTGGTTGGGCGGCTGGTCGGTCTGGAGGACACCGGCGTAGTTCGCCGCGGTCTCGGCCGCGGCGAGCGTGGCCTCGCGGAAGCGGCGGAGCTCGGCGAAGAGCCCGAGCGAGGGCGCAAGCTCGGAGATGCCGCGGATCTGCTCGACCGACTCCGGACGGAACCAGTGGAGCATCCGCTTCGCGTTCACGGGCCGCACGCGAGCGGCGCCGGGCGTCGTCGACGGCGTGAGGTCCTCGACGAGGTACTCGATCGGGTTCCAGTCCTCGTCGTAGACGATGCCGTCGACCTCTCGCTCCCGCAGCTTCCCCGAGTATCCGGAGGTGACGCGGGTCGAGTGGACCAGGCGGAGGTCGAGGAGGATCGGCCCGCGGACGGCGGCGTTGGTGACGGGGGTCCCGAAGACCTCGCCGTCGACCATCTTCGCGATCATCGCGGTGCGGAGCTTGAGTGCGAGCCGGATCGAACGGGACCACGAGGCCCACGCCCGCTCGAGCCGCTGGTTCAGCTCGCGATCGTCGGTCGTGAGCTGCAGGCGGGGACCGACTCCGATCGCGTCGTTGGCCTTGGTGCGGACGATGCCGGCCAGCCACGAGTTGTTGCGGAGTTCGTATCGGGCCCGGATCGCCGCGGTGCGGCGGACGTCCGGGGACATGGCGTCGATGGCGTTCTGCATCGACGCGTAGGCCCAGTGCTTCTCGTTGTGCTCGCTGGTCCGCGCGATGTCGAACGACGACGCGGAGACGCGGCGAACCGTCGCCGCGGTGCCGGTCGGCGAGCCGGAGCCCATGATCCAGGAGAGGAGGCGACTCACGAGTGCGCGCCTCCGGCCTTGAACCGTCGGACGGTGATGCCCGTCCGGCCGTTGGACGCCGCCTTCTTGCCCTGGTTGTAGCGGTCGAGCTCGATCAGCTCGCCGATCGGCCGGTTCGTCGCCGAGCCGAACTCGCCCGAGACGGACTGCGGCTTATCGACGGCGGCGTCGATGGCCGCGTCGATCTTTGCCTGGGTGCTCGTCGGGGTGGCGCTCATGGGCGTGGGGGTCGCAGGCGATCTCTCTCGCGCAGTGCCTGACCTCGCCCCGACGCCACGTGTCGACGGCCCGCGAGACGTCTCGCTCGGCCTCGTCGTCCACCTTGGCGCCGCCGTCCAGGAACGCGATCCACGCGACCTGCACGGCGTCCTCGCGCAGCTCGTCCGGAACGAACCGCAACACGGTCCGAAGGACATCGCCGCACGCGAATGGGGGAAGTCGATCCATCCGGTACGGACGTGGCGCGGAACGCAAAATCGCGATTTCGCCGGTTCGGCCTCGATATCGTTCAGATAGTTCCATTAGTGGAACTCACGCATCGGACACGACCTTCTCGTGCGTGAGGATCAGCTTGCCGCAGTGCTCGCAGCGGCGTCGACGGATGATGGTCTGCCGCCTGGTCTGCCGCACGTAGTACACCTCGAAGCGACGGCACCCACAGCGGGAGCAGAAGAAGCCCCGCTCGTCCTGCTGGTCGGCGCGGAGAGTCCGCTCGGTCCTTTCGCCTTCGCCGTCGCTCTGGCCGAAGAGCGTGTTCTCGTCGCCGTTCATCGGTGCTTCCCTCGTTGGAGGTCTGACATGCGCCGTCGCTGCCGCGGCGCAGGCGCCGCATCGCCGTGCCTGAGATCGATCCCGGTCACGCTTGCCGCGACCGCGCATCCGACGAGGCAGTCGAGATACTCGTTGTCGCGTCCGACCTTCTTGCGCCACTCGTCGAGGGTACGCCCCCGCGCGGTGACGCGCACCGCGTACTCGGAGGTGAGGTGCGTCGCGACGAGACGCAGCGCTGCGCGGTCGGTGTCGCGGACGCCGCAGAGCGTCATCGACGCGGGACCGCCCATCGGGGCGCGCAGCCGATCGGCGAGGAAAGTCTTCCACGCGTTCGTCGAGAACGTGAGGAACGGCAGCGCCCGCTTCAGCGGATTGCGGCGGCGGATCCAGTCGCGGCCGCGGATCTCGCCAGGCCGGAGGTTCCAGTCGCGCATCTGGCTCGCCGACGCGCCCTGGTACTGGCCGTGGCTCGGCATCACGCGGTTGTGCAGGCCGCTCTGCAGGCACCAGGTCTCGACGGTCTCGGTCGAGTCGCCGAAGCCGGCGTCGATGAGCATGAGGTCGACGTTCTGGAGGTCGCCCGTCACTCGCTTCCACGGGCGGCGCAGGATGTGGTTCGCCAGCTCCTCGAGGGCCGCATACCAGCGGGCCTCGCGGGCGAGCTGCGGGTAGGTCTGCTCGAGGGTGGATCGCAGCGATTCCTTCGACCAGTCGTTCATCGGCTGCCGCGGCCATGTGCCGAAGTCGACCAGCGTCCCGCCGAACCCGTCCTTCCACGCGCAGACGGCCCACGCCATGAGGTGCTCGCCGACGTCGACGAACGCCGTGAGCTTGGTCGCCCACGCCGGGACCAATCCCCGCTCGATCCCGCTGAGCCGGGCGACGAGGTCGTCCTGGTCGAGCGCCCGCTCCTCCTGGGCGCTGGCCCGGCGCGGACGCTGCTGCATCTCGGCCTCGAATCCCTCGGGATTCTGGAGCCAGAGGTTCATCGCGTACTGGATCGCCGACAGCTCGACGCCCTTCTGGTAGCGGTGCTCCCACGGGACGATCGCGCCCTCGTTCATGGCGTCGAAGTTGGCTCGGTAGAACTCGGTCGCCTTGGGGCAGCCTCGCTCGCCGGCACGCATCTCGTCCTTCTGGATCTCGCGGTAGGCCTCCCAGAGGTCCAGCCGCTTCGGCATCGCCTCGACGAGCGGATATCGCTCGCCGCGGTACTCGGGGCTCTTGTCGCGGCTGAGGAGTTCGTCGGAGACGTCGCCCTCGCAGATGACGGTCACGAGCGCGACGACCGCGATCCCGCGCTTGTGCGAGCCCAGGTTCTCGACGGTGTTTCGGATGAGGCCGAGCCGCAGCGCGCACTGCGACGGCGAGCGGGCGCTCTCGTCGGTCTGCGGGTCGTCGAGGATGACGAAGTCGGGGCGGGCGACGCTGCCGTCCGGCCGCTTGAACGACATGCCGCGGAGTCGGCCGGTGATGCCCTGCGTCTCGAGGCAGATGCCCGACGACGCGCTGCCCTCGACCGTCGGCAGCACCAGCCGCTCCTCGGACCACTGCATGCGCGTGAGCTTGCCGTCGAGGGTCTGGGCCTTCGCGCGGAGTGTGATGCCCTCGAGGGCGCGGATCGGGTAGCAGACCTCGGGGAAGTCCTCGAGGAGAAGGTCGTTGCCCTCGAGTTCACCCTTCACGCAGGCCATCACCTCGTCGGCTCCCTTGCCGGTGGAGCCGAGCAGCACGATGTACTGGCGGAGTCCCTTGCACGCGGCGAAGAGCATGGCGGCGACGCCGTGCTGTGTCTTTCCGTCGCCTCGGGGCATCGCCAACGCGTACTTGCCGCCGATCTCGGCGACCTCCTGGAGCCGGCTGCACGCCTTGCGGTGGCGCTCAGCGAGCGGGTCCGTGAAGATGTGCGAGAGGTAGGTCCGCTCGAAGGCCTCGATCGACCGGAGCGCCTCGGCGCGTCGTTCGGGGTTGCGGACCGGGGGAAGGGGACCGATCTCCCGGCGGGCGGCGCTCTGCTCCCGGGACCGCTCCGCCATCCGTTCGCGGTGCCGGTCGTAGGCGTCGGCGTCGGGGCGAGGCGCCCGCTCGTGGCTGTTCGACGCCGCGGCGGCGACGCGAGCTCCCTCGATGGTCAGCGGCTCGCGGTGACGCTTCCGGCGGCTCCTCGGTTCGCCGGCCTTCGGCGGAGGGTCGAAGAGCGTCGGCTCCGTCGGTGCCGTCCGGCGCCGCTGGGTCGGCTGCTCTGGGGTCCGCTTCGGCAATCGACCTCCATCACGAACGCGGGCGGGAGCTGACGACGTGCGCGCGGTAGTCGGCGCCGAGGCGGTCGACCACGGCGCACCAGAGCCGGGTCATCACGAGGCCCCAGGCGGTGGCCGCGAGGATGCCGATCGCGAACCCGCAGACGGCCCACGCGACGCGGCCGGTCATCGTCCAGGCGATGTGGGTCGAGGCGATCGAGACGGCGAGGGCGACGACGACGATCGTGAGGATCCCGACGTTTCGGATGCGC